GTGACGCTTGATGCGTCGGCAGACGAGACGCAACCATCGCGCACCATCACAGGGCTCGCCGTTCCATGGGATGTTGTTGCCAACCTTTCAGGCGATGTCGGCCCAGTAAAGTTTCTCAAGGGCTCAATCTCCGTTGATGGCCCAATGCCCAAACTCTTAGAATTTCATGACGATACAAGAGTGATTGGCAAGGTGACCGAGAGATTGTCCACCGACGATGGTCTAATGTTTGTTGCAACGCTGAGTAAGACAAGAGCGGCAGATGATGCCATGGCACTTTTGGCTGATGGTTCCATCTCGGCAGTTAGTATCGGTGCAGTACCGATCAAGTTCAAGCGCGTTAATGGTGTCATGGAAGTAAGCGAAGCGCGCATGATTGAACTGTCACTCGTAAGTTTCGGAGCATACGCCGAAGCCGAAATAGAATCTGTCTATGCTTCTCAAGCAGAAGATCCAGAAGAAATACCAGAAGAAGAAACCCCACCACAACCATCCGAGGAGGATGAAACCATGTCAGAACCAACCACAGTTGAGGCCGCAGTTGCGACTCAGCCTATCTACGCAACCGCCAAACAAGAATTTAAGATGCCATCAGCAGGCGAATGGATGGCCGCACAGTTTGCAGGTGGCTCAATTGCCGCCGAGTTTAACGCTCGCCTACGCGCCGCCGCTCCATCGGTCACCACAAGTGATTTGGATGGCATCATGCCCACGCCAATTCTGGCCCCTATCTATTCGGGAATTCAGGGTTTGCGTCCTGTCGTGGATGCCATCGGTGCTCGCGCCATGCCAGCAGGCGGCAAGATTTTCATCATTCCAAAAATTACAACACACACCTCCATTGGCGGCCCAGCGACACAGAACACCACAATCACCGCTGGACAGTTCATCGTTGATGATGTGCAAGTCACAAAGGGAATCTACGGTGGCTATGTCCAACTGTCAGAAGCCTCAATCGACTGGTCAGACCCAGAAGTGCTTGGAGCATTGTTAGAAGACCTCGGTCGGAAATACGCACTGTTCACCGACGATGTTGCGTGTGACGCGTTGCTCACTGGCACAACTCAGGCAACGGGCAATGTGGCCCCAACAGATCCAGCCGACTGGGTTGCCAAGATCTACGCTTGCGCCAACACCATTCTCAGCAACGGAAACTACTTGCCAGATCATCTCTTCGTATCCGGTGATGTATTTGCGCAACTTGGAACGCTCTCGGACACTTCGGATCGCCCACTTTTCCCACAGGTCGGCCCGATGAATGCGTTCGGAACAATGAACGCCGCTTCACGCGAATCAATCGTGTTCGGACTTCGCCTCGTAGTTGACACCAACTTCGCCGCGAAGACCACGATTGTGGGAGCGGCCGCCACTGGTGCTTTCCGTTGCTACGAGCAACAGAAGGGCGCAATCGTTGCTGACATTGGTTCGGGAGCATCAACGCTTTCGCGTGATGTGGCGTTCCGTGGATACTTCGCACCGATCATGATTGACGCAAACCAGTTCATGAAGATTCCGCAAGCCTGATCCCACTAAGATTCTGAGAGCTTGAACCATGTCCACATTTACTGTCACACATCAGATGATCTCTGACAATGTGTGCGTGGTTCAGACTCTCGAGTCCACCGACATTCTTGTCGGACAACAGATCACACTCTCAGGATGCGACGCAACCATCAACGGTGTTCACACCGTCTTCCAGATTCCGATCTACTACTTCACCGGAGTGAACGCCTCAGGGGATTATCTGTTCAACGATCAGATACTGTTCACCAATCAGATCCTCTTTCAACTCACTGCCGCCAACATTGAGCGCGAGGCCGTTGATCCTGTCGGCACACTTACATGGAACACGGCGACATCATGCACATGGATCACAGTTGCAAATCTGACCGAGTTCCTTGGGATCGCCGCCGCCACCGCAAATGACACCGCCTTCATGACGACATCGGTGAACGCATCAAATGCTTACTGTTTCAAGCGTAGGTCGCAGGCTGGCTACAAGGACTCTTTAACAGTTGTTCCAGATGCGGCCGTGAAGTCTGGCGCAGTGTTAATGGCGGCAAGCTTGTATCGCGAAAGAGGATCCATCGACTCCTTCAATTCGTTCCAAGATATGACGATCTCCGCACCAGTCGCATCAATGGGGCGCATCAATTCGCTTCTCGGCATAAAGAGGGCTCAGGTCGCATGAGATGGCGGGGATCTTCACGGACACAATCAACACGGTCTCGGCATCCCTCAGCGCGCTCGGTCTTGTACCAGTCACCGATCCGCGAAATGCGCGACCTCTCACAGTGTTCGTCGAGTTACCCACATTCACCTGCTTCAACAATCAGATCGCAGACATCACCATTGATCTCCGAGTCCTCGGCGCGCCACCTTCCAACAGTGACGCGACGAACTACATCCTCGGAGTTGTGGACACAATCATGAACTCATCTCTCGCAGTGGTATCGGGCTCCCCATCGGTGGCCACGATCGGCTCCGCAGAACTTCCGGCATACGACCTCACCATTCGGATCGCATCTCAGCGAATCCCATAAACAAAGGAAACAAACATGGCAACCACGGCCACCACATATCTATCCAATCCAACCGTCATGATCGGCGCAGTTGATGTCACCGCAATGTGCTCAAGCGCAACGCTTACAGTCGGCTTTGATTCGCTTGAGTCCACATCGTTCGGCGACTCGGGTCACCTATATGTCAAGGGCCTTCAGTCCGTGAGCGTTGAATTGACACTGTTCAATTTCTACGGCGCAGGCTCCGCAGAAGCGACACTGTTCGCCGCCGCAGGCACAGGAACCACCACTCTGGTTATCTCGCCAGCAGGCGCATCCGAGTCGGCGACGAACCCCGAATATACGATCACCAACGCGATGATGGCAATGTTCACACCGATCAACGGCGCAGTCGGCGAATTGTCCACAGTTACCGCATCCTTCACTGGTGGAACATTCGCACGCGACATCACCCCATAATCAAAAGGAACCCGACATGATTGGAATGACACTTAAGGTAGAAATGCTTAACGGCGAGACACATGAGGCCCCAGTGACCTACGGTGTCGCATCGCGTTGGGAAGACCAACACCCACAGACATCGGTCTCCAAGTTCTTAGAAGACATGAAGTTCAAGCAGTTGGCGTGGCTCGCGTGGGATGCGTTACGCACAAAGAAGATCACAGTCAAAGTCTTCGGACAGTTCTTAGATGAAGTCGGAGACATAACCTTTATCCCAAAAGCGGAGGGAAAGTCGGAAGGGCCACCAACCTGATCGCGCAGTTGGCGGTAAGGACTGGGATCAGCCCGTTGGATCTGATGGAGACACCGCCAAACATTATTGATGAGATGATTCGTCTCATTGTTGAGCAGAACGAGAAGAAGTAGATGGCACTGGAGACAAAAGGATTCGCTGAGACAATGCGAGACCTCGGCAAAATTCAACCAGCGATGAAGCGGGCAGTCATCAAGGACATTCGAGGCATCGTGAAGCCCGTGGTTGATATCATCAACGCTCGCATCCCATCGGTGGCTCCGCTATCTGGCATGAACCACAACGGCCGCACAGGGTGGAGCAATGTGAAGAAGGTCGCAGTCAAGGTTGATCTGCGCGCTCCTCGCAGTTCTCCCGGCGCAGGGACACAAGGAGCACAACCGATGTCTCTTGTCCGTATCATCACCAAGGGCGCACCAGTCGCCATTGTGGACATGGCAGGCAAAGGTGGCGGGCTGAAGTCACGCAGAGAGTCCAAGTATCAGAGACCGAACTTCGCGTCAGCGTTGGATCGCCTCGCCAGCCCGTCGCGCTTCATGTGGAAGGACATTGAGCAGTCCATCGGATTGATTGAGAACCGACTCCAAAAGACCGTTGATGACGCGGTGTACGCCGCTAACAAAGAATTGATGAAGGTGCGCTGATGGCAATCAGAATCCCAGTCATCACAGAGTTCTCCGACAAAGGACTCAAGTCCGCAAAAGCCGCGTTCGCTAACTTCAAGACCGACGTCTCAAACGCGACTGGCGCGATGGGCAAGTTTAAGGCAGGATCCAACGCTGCTCTCGGCGCAGTGAAGGCGAACGCTGGAGCCTTTGCAATGGCTGGAGGTGCGGCCATCGTAGGCTTCGCAGTGAA